GGTCAAGATCAGATTGTTTCATTAAGTCATAAATCCTAACTTCTAGATCATGGCTTCCTCGCATTTTTTTATCTAGCATCTTTGGTTTTTTTCTCTCGCACATACATTCTCTCACTTCTTTTTGTTTTGGTAAATTCTTAAATATCTTCTGCCTAAAGCTATTGCTTCCTGTTTGCTTCTACCTCTATAGCCCCATGCCTCAAGAGATAATTTTAATCTTGTTTTTTTACCAGCTTTAAATAATTGACCTTTGTTACTTCCCATTCTAACTAAGAATGAACCTTTGCGTCTATATTCAGTCAAAGTATCTGGTCTTGTTTTTACTGGTGGTCTTAAATTACTTCCAGTAGCCCTATTTATTCTTGCTCTACCTGATGCAGACAATCCACCTCTTGGGTTTTTATCTGACTTTCTTAGATTAAATCTTTTCATTCTTTAACTTTTTTGGTGTTCACTATTATTGGTGTTTTTGGTCTTTTGATTGTCATGCCATGTCGTTTCATTAAAGAAACTATTACGCAGTTATGACAGCTTCTTAATTCTAATTCTAATTTAGAAGCCATGTTCTTTCCACAGAATATACACTTGGTGCTATTTATCATTTTGTGCTACCTCTATTTTAATGTTTTCTGGGTTAGAATCAATTATATCATAAATAGGTAAAGGTACATCAGATTCAGAATCAACTCTTTCATTAACTTGACCAAGCATTTGTTTACCAAGCCATATTAACATTACTGTATTACCATTCTCAACTGCCACTTCCCATTGTTTCCTTCTTAGACTAATATTTCCTTCTGATCTCCCTTTGTGTATTTCTTTGGAAAAATTATCTCTTAAAGTATCTACATGGCACTCAAAAAAGTCTGCCATTTCTTGCATAGTGCAATGTAATCTAGCTAAAGCTATAATTTGATTTCTATTTAAAAGTGTGGGTGGCCTACCAACTTTTTTTACGTTGTCTTCTTTTTCCATATTTTACCGATAATGTGATCGTAAATATGGGTATTATTACTTTTTTAATGATTTGTAAATGTAATCTAATAAATCTTGGTTTTGATAAAGTATATGGCACATTCCGTTAGCTAATGAATTGCAAGTTATTTCTTCAGCTTTAGCACTTAATTCTATTTTGTATTCATCATGTAGCAAGTGAAATAGTTCGTGCAACAAAGTATTACTCATTTCAATAGGGTCTAATGATTTGTCTATTGTCATTAAGTTTTTACTTGTCTCAAATTCACCAAACATATTTTTCTTAGATGCTATCTCATGCTCAATGAGGTTTAACTTGATGAGTCTGCTTCCAAAGACTATCTCATTAGGCAAAGTCATTTACAGATTTTAATTATAAGAACTACAAACCCAAGTAAGATTAATAACAAAGCTAAACATACGAAGAAATATGTCATTTTCTTTTAAGTTTTTTTGCTATGTAAAGGTTTTTAACAAAGCTGTTTTTCTTGCCAAACTTTTGACCTGCTGAACGTCTTGCAGTTTTATATGCTTTTGTTTTAGTGTTAAAAGGTTTTGGTTTGCCGAGTCTTGCTGGTCTTGGTCTATCGTAAATTGCTTTTTTCATTTCTTTTTCCTTGCTACAATTAATCTACCTTTTTTTTCATATACTTTCATTCCAGCATTTTCTGTTTGCTTTTTAAGTGAATTGTATTTTTGCTTTATAGTTAGTTTAGCCATTATTTTTTTTTCTTTAGACTTTTCTTTTGTTTTGCTTTGTACGATTTCTTTCGTTGTACGGTTGTGAGAACTGAAAGACTTGTAGAGGTAACTTCGTTTGCCATTATTTTTTTTTGTTGTTATGTTTTTTGGCCTTTATTGTTTTACCATTGGGCATCTTATGTTCGTTTTTTATGTTATGTTTCATTATATTTTATGTTTAATTTTATTAATCATGCGAATTATCTCAATTCGGTATGTTTGTGAAGTGCTATAATTTTCAAGTGTTTCAGCTAATTTAATGGGGTCTTTAGTTCTTTTTCTAAGATTTCTAAAGTCAGAATAATGATGATTGTTGTTTAATATATTGATGTAGTCTTTAGTTGATGCACATTTTGAATGATATGTTTTTATTCTCCAATTAATAGATGCGTCTTGTTTTAATGGTAGGATTCCGTTCTTAGACCAAACTCTAACTCCAAAAAGAGCATTACCTTCCTTAGCAAACCTGCTTGTTCCATAATCAGATTCTACAATGCTTTGTGCTATAATTAGTAATGTTGGTATTTGTTCCTCTTTTTTTAAATCAAGATTAATGTAAGTTATACATTTTTTCATTGAGTCTATGAATTTGTCGCTGGAACTTGTATCTATTTTTGGTTCGTAGAATGAACCTATTGCTTTGATTTGCTTAATTGTTTCTTGCCTAATTTTCTCTTTGACCGAATCATTAGGAAAATATGTTCCTATGAGGAATACAAGTAATAGGAATATAAGTATTATTGTATAATCATAGAGTTTACCACTTAATAATTGAATATTCATTATTTGTTTAGGTTATGCGATAACCTTCCAGCTTTACAGCTTATCTAATTAGATTATTCTTCGTCAGAATCTTCTTCTTCTTCTGATTCTTCGTCTTCATCTTGATCTTCATACGAATCTTCTTCTTCGTATTCATCAAGTGATGCTTCTATTTTGTCTCTGATTTTTGCGTTTAGGTCGTCTGCCTTATCCAACAACTTTAATATTTGCTCTAGTGTTTTGTCCATAGCAATTACTCCTTTGTAGGGTTAATGTTTTCCTCAATAGATTAATCAATTATCTATTGCAATATATATTTATTAAAATGATTTGTGAACTTATGAAACAAAAATAAGTTATTGATTTTTATACATTATTTATCAAATCCTTAAGTTCTTTTGACTTAATCTCTTTTCCAACCTGAATTAATTTCATTCCATAATTATTTATTTTCATATTATCCCAATCAATATCTTTTCTGCGAATTAGTTTTGTGTCAAACTTTTTCCATTGATGAGCAACTACGTGTTGTGGTCTTTTAAATCTTCTGTCTGTTTTTACTACTCTTGGCCAAATACGTTCTAATGCTCTTGCCATTTTTAACCTTCCATCACCTTTATAAAGTTCTGCGGCATTACCACCCTTCATTGTCATTGTTGCCATTTTATCAATTAAAAATATATTCATTAAGACTGTACAAAGCCCACCAGATAAAACTTGCAAACATAAATCGGTATCTTCATTATATCTGCCTCTCCATCTGTAAGGTAATTTATTATCTATAAGTAAAGTTGAATAAACGTGGTTGTTTAAATAAAATGGTGGAATTCTATTTATAGCAAAACAAGTATAATTTAATCCTGATATTCCAATGTTTTCATATCTGTCTGTAAAATCCTCTGTAACTATAAATGCTTTGTTTGAATTACATCTTAATCTTTTTCCATAGTGTAACCTTCTGACAAATCTTATATTATCATCTAGTAGCCAATGTTTTTTATGTCCTTCTTTGATTGAGTGTTCCCAGCACCAATTTCTTGCTGGAATAGAACCTAACCCTAGATTTTGGAATGGTAAAGCTATAACCCTTTGTTCTCCGAACCTTGCAACATATTCAATTTTTTCTTGTGGTTCTACAACAAGTTTAAAATCAACTTTATCTTCTATTAAAAATTTAGCTGTTAAACAATTTTCATACCTACCCTTAGATATTACATAAATAGGGTATCTTGGTTTATTCATACTTAACTGATTTTAGATCTTCTTTATCTTTAAGTGGCCACCAAACACTCCAAGTTCTACCCTTATCTTTTCCTTGTGGAATTTTTGATAAAGCACAAAAATCGTTTCTATCTTGTTCTGTTTTGAAAATAACTGTGTATTTAATAAAATGGTCTTTAGGAACATAATCTGGCATACCAACCCATTCAGCAGCTACATTGATGTCATTGATTTCATTTTGTGGTCTTGTAATCATAACTAAATTAGCTAACATCATTTTGTCATATCCAGTCCCAACTAACCCATCTCTGTCTTTAACTTCTTTTAACAGTTCGCTTAATTTTCTGTCATCAATTTCAGCAAGTTTTCCTATTTCATTATTGCCAGTTAAAATCTTTAATGCTTGTGGACTATCAGATTCAATGTCTAGTTTAATAACTGGAACTTCTTTTAATTTAAGTTTATGACAAGCAGATACAACTCCGTGTCCATCTAATATAGTGTAGTCTTTTGCAACAACTACATTTCTATAAAATCCGTGTTGTTTAATAGAGTTCGCCAAATGTTCTAGTTGATCGTCTAAATGAACTTTATAATGTTTTGGGTGTGCTTTAAGTTTTAATAATTGTACTGGTTCAGCTTTAGTTTCAAGAAACGTATCTACTATTTGATCTGAGTCTCTTAATAAAATTTCTAATTCTGCATCATCAAATCCAAAGTTTTTAATATCAAATAGTTCGTCTTTTAAATCCTTTATTTCAATATTTAATAAGTCTTTATCCCACTCATTGTCCTCATTTAATCTATTATCTATGATACGATATGCCTTTGCTTGTTTGTCAGATAGTTCTGCTACTAAAACTGGCACTTTATCTAATCCAAGTTTTTTACTTGCCTGATAACGAGTATGACCAACTATAATTACATTGTTTTTATCAACTACTATTGGTTGTTGAAATCCAAACTCAGATATTGAGTTAGCTACCTTATCAACATTTTTAATTTTTCTAGGATTGTTTGTATAAGGTTTAATTTGGTCTAATGTTAAATACTGTATTTTTGTATTTTCAATTAATTGATTAAGGTTTTCTTTTTTCATCTGCTTCCTTTAGTTTTTGTAAAACGTATCTTTCCAATGCGTCAGAACTAAGGTTGGTCCTAGCCATTTGAAATTCGTCTTTTGGTTTTTTGTCTTTTAATGCTTGGTATAATTTCTTTAATTTAGGTTTTACAATATCTACTTTCATATTTTTTTCTTAACCCTCTCTAAGACCTTATTGAATAAAGTTTTATGTTGGTCCCTTACATCTTTACAATCCTTATAAATTGCAAACCAAGACTTTTTAAATTCTTTACCTATTGCCTCGTAACTCATATTTGTAAGTTCTTTAATTATAGCCATAGCAAATTTTTTATTAGGTATATAAAAATATTCTCTATTAGAGTAAAGTGAATTATCGCACATAACCTTTTGAGTTACTTTTAGTATATTGTCTATATTCATTAAAAAATCCTTCTGGCAAAGACTGAATCTTTTTACAAGGACTGTCTTTGCAAATCATTTCAGATATGTATATAGGATTTATACAGTATTTAAAATAGAATTTATTCTCGCCAATTAAATGTTGTTCGGCATGATGTTGTATGCACAATGGGACACAAAAAGCATCATTACGAACTGCCATTCCTACATTTCCATACTTTGGAATAGATCTAATATGGGCACATTGGACATTTGGTGACTTACAAATAATGCAACTATAAGATGCTACAAATCGTCTATGTTTTTCTGATTTGATTATCTTGACCTTCCTAATTTGCATTTATCTTTTTATTCTTTTTTTGGCTTTTCTAGCAACTGATAAAGCTATTGCAACAGATTGACTTCTTGATTTTCCAGCTTTCATCTCTCTGCGAATATTTTTGCCGATGCTTTTAGAACTATAACCTTTTATTAAAGGCATTTAAACCTCATTAGTCATTTGGAATTTACGCCCTAGATTCGCAGGGAAGGCACTGCAAAAATAGGGCAACCCATATATATACGCTAAGTGGTTGAATCTAAACATATATTTATTTTATGATATGGGTATATTATCAGCGAGAAACAATTTAGTTCTCGTAACTATTAATAGTTAATAATTAAATAGTTTAAATATATATAAATAGATTATTTAATAGTTAATAGTTAATAGTTAATAATTAACAACATAAAGGGAAAATATGTTAGAAGAAATAAAAAAAACAATCAATACAGTTCTTAAAAATCAAGAACTTGTTAAAAAATATAAACAAAATAAATTTGATGTTAGATTATTCCAAGCTGTATTAAATACTAGCTTGTGGAGATTATCTGATTATCAAAAACAAGACATTAATTTAGTTAATCAAGCTCTAAATGACTTAAATGTTGTTATTTTGTCAAATGCTAAATTAGAGAAATTTAATCCAG